AGGACTGGATACAACTAATTCATCATTACCATCTTCATCATATTCAAATTTAACATCTTTATCAGAACCAAATGAGAATGCTGTGTCATCAGTAACAGCAAATTCACCAGTTCCATCAGTAGCGAATATAACATCTCCATCAGTATTTGTAGATGATAATGTATTACCATCCATCCTAAGATTATCTACATTCCACTGATCAACTTTTCTATTATCATCAAGAACAGCAACTATACCACCATCACTATTTCTTGTATTAGTAACACCATTAACAGCACCTGGTTGGTGATCCATCATGGAGGTATAATAATGTCCTCCTACCGAGAAAACATTACTTCCATCATCACCAATAAATATCCTATCTTTATATTGATTTGCTCCACCGTAACTGCCTATGCCAGTTACATAACCCATTTCACCCCAATTTAGGCTTGCAGGTTTATTAGTACCAGAGGATCTTTTGATCCTGATAATGCTAGCCATTTAAAAATTTCCCCCGTTGATGTCTAAATTCGAGTCCGTTCCAGGTGTTAGTGATAGTGTGGCATCCCATTTTTGAGTTGCTCCGTTATATACCAATACCATTCCATTTAAAAGGTTCGCAGCATTTACATCGCTGAGTTCAGCTAAGGACAGTCCTTGGGCTCCAGCAAGAGATGATATTACCTTGACGGCATTTTTTTGCCCGACTCTGACCTTTATGTCTGCCATTTATGTAAGCAATTCAAGAATCTATCTATTATTTATGTTTACGATTAGCTAACTCTTTAAGTAAAGATTTAATCTCATCAATATCTTTTTTCATCTCATCAAGTTCTGCTTTCTCATCAAGTTTTTTATTTCTTTTAGAAATATGTTGAGAATATGAATTAGTATCGTAATTTAAAATCGCACCTGTTTCTGGATCACGAAACAGGTCTTTATGTCCTTCAACTGGTATCATGCTTTTGGTATTGGTAGTCCTTTAATTAAATCCTTTTCAGATGGTTTCTTAGGATTGTTAATATCCTTATATAACGCATTTATCTTATCATCTTTAGATAGTTTTGCTTTCTTAATTGTCCATCCCCATCTCATCATACCATCAGGTAAAGATGGATCTTTATATCCACCTTTCTTCAATTTAAATCCACTATCTCTAATTCTAGTAATAGTATTAGCAGCTTCTTCTAAGAATTGTTTAAAGGTCTTCATGCGTAGTGCATACTCCTATCGTCCTTTTTATCCTTTAACTTATCACCTCTCTGACGTTTTTCGCCAGTTTCTCCATACTTTTGTGGATGTGGACCTGGTTTTTCTTGACCCAACCCTTCAGATTTCTTCTTACTCTTATCAGTATAATGTAGTGTTGCCTTTTTACCTGGTTTCTTAGTGATTACAGATTCCTGACCTTCTTCACGACCAAATTTCCTTATAGTTTTGCCAAACTTACGTCTTGACATCCCTTTTGGTTTAGTAACAGAGTAAGATACTTCTTTACCCTCAACTCCATCATCATATTGATATCTACCAGTTGTCTTACGATAACCGATACCTTTTTTCTCTAACTTACCTTCAAGTCTTCTTCTCTTTCTACGATTTTCATCCTCATCATCACCACGATCAGCAGAGATGTGACCAGTATCTTTAGTTCTAGCATTACTCAATTGTCTTGCTAGACCACCTTCACATAGTTGTAGAAATTCTTGAAAAGTTCTCATTACGCTAATGCAATTGCTCTAAAGTCTTTTAATCTAACTGGAACACATTCGTTTGTGGATGACATCACAATCTTAATTGTAAATCCATCAAACTGTTCCAAATCATTTATGGTAAACTGATATTCTGAGAAATCATTTTGTCCATTTTTCTTCACTTGAGCATCTGCTCTACCATCATTTAAACCTAGATCAATAATTTCATCACCAAAACCATCACCATCAGTATCTATTAGGTTTTTATAACCAGGGAAGGCTCTGTATGTTTGTGAAACTTCACTAGAATCAGCACTGAATAGTCTATAGAATACCCTAAAGTCTGCTTCTGGTTGAACATTAGCAGCAACAAATACTCTAATTGATGTAGCAGGTTGTTTCAAATTAACTCTCTTAGATACAAATATAGATCCATGTTGATCTTCTTCTAATGTTTTAGTTCTTGTATCGGTAACATAATCCAATACTGGAGAATTAATCTTACTTCTACCTAAAACAAAAGTAGCATACTTAGAATCCAATACTGGAGATAAGTTCTTATCGGTTGATGTCATATCAACTTTTAATGCTAATGACTTATTCTTAGGTAAAGTTTGTAACCTAAGTGATTCATTAGTTTTAGATGCTACTAATCTTGGTGTTGGGAAGAATGTAGTTTCATTTAATATAGTTGGTTCAAATCCTTGATCAATAAATGATACTTCATTTCCACCAGCACTAGTTCCACTAACAGTTCTAACTGCAGTATTAACGAAAGTTCCTTTACCAGGAGTAATCACATTAAATTGTGGAGATAAAGTACTAAATTGATGGTTTTGTGAAACTTGCACATCTTTACCACCTACAGCTTTTTCACTAGTAAAGCATAATAGTGCTTTATTGTCAGCAACATTATTACCTCTAGGACCAGTTCCTCTATCAATTTCTAAGAAGTAATTATCAATATTTGATTCACTTCTTAATGTAGTATTAGTAGGAACATTTATAGTACTATTAATACCAACTAATGGGAATCCATTTATCTGATATGGTTGAATAGCAGATCCTGTGCTATGTGCTATTGCAACAGAATCACCAACACCTCTATTATCGAGTGTTAACTGTCCAGTTCCAACAACATAAGAAACAATTTCACTTTCTATCAAAGCATCTCCTCTGTCTGTTCTAATACCAGCAAAATTAATGAATGGTGAAGTAGAAGCAACTGATACTAATGTTCCACCTAATGCTAAATCTGCAGTTATTTGAGTTGCTAAAGAATCTGGTTCTATTCCTTGAAGTTTAACAGCATTATTTCCACCATGATGTGCATGATTGTACTGTATAACTTCAATAACATTACCTGTATTAAGATCACTAAGAACTTCAGAATCTGAACTTACAGTAGCACCTGTTGCAGAAGTTCTAGTATCATTATTATTACCATAATGAATAAGTGATGCACCTTGCTTGAATACTTCACCTTGAACATCCGTTAGATGAATTGTATCCAAAGTTGAATTAATTGCTTTAATTGCAAACTTAGCACCAGCACCTCTTGAAACTAAAGAACTACTATTATCAATAGTAACAACATCACCAAGAGCAAATCTACTACCAGCAGTTATATTCTCAATAAGTTTAACTGCTCCAGTAGTACCATCTATAGTAATAGATGCAGTTGCACCAGCACCATCTCCACTTATTGATTTAATTGGGATAGTATTGGCAACAAAATCATTACCACTAGTAGTTTGGTTACTAAACAAATATGATTTACCACTAGAAACTATTTCTGGTTGTGTAGTAGTATCAATAGGACCAAATACATTTTCAATTACACCAGTAATACTTCCATCTTCACTATCAGTTGTAGCACCAGTACTCATCTTTCTACCAACAGGAGCATCTGCAGCAGCAAGACCAGTAACATTAACCTTTAATTTTCTTGGTAAAGTTCTTACTGGGTTATCAGGTAATTTCTGTGTATTCTCATTACCCGCTTCAACTGGACTGTTATAGAATGTAACTGTACCAGATTGAACAAATGATGCTTTATATAACTGGAATGTTAAATCTTGATACTGACTTGGAGTCCAAATTGTACCATTTTGAGATTTGAACAAACTACCACCAATATATTGCTTAGTGCAAACAGCAGCTTCAACATCAGGTAGATTTGAGGTCTTAACAGTCTTCTGACCCATAGTTGAGACCCACATCTCATATAGATCAGATGCTGGAGATAAGAACACTAGTGCATATTCCTTACCACCCTCTAAGAAAACTGGTGATGGGAATTTAATATTTGTTGCTATAGATGCATCAATAGATGTTGCAATATCACGTGGATTTAATGAAACCTGTGCATAATCTTGTACTAGGAAATTAGTTGGAGTTCCCAACTCAACATCTCTAATCTCGACAAATACTTTAGCTGCTGGATCCTTACTTGCAAAGTAAACATCAACAGAAGTTAAGAACATACCAGTTTCATCAACCCTAAAGGATTGTGCTAGAGGATCCCTATAAGTAGCTTCTACTCTTACAGTCTCTGATGCACTATTAACGCTTATACTAGTTGTAGTCTCATTAGGTCTTTGTGGAGGTTCGGGTGGATTTCTAACTCCAACTGTAGATGTTTCTTGAGTTAGAATAGTTCCTGTTGCATGATAAGTTCCTGTTGCATCACTCGCAAGAGCAGTACTTCCTGGTAGAGTTACTGTTCCTGGAGTAGTAGCAGTCAACTTAAATGTCTTAGTTCCACTATAGAATAAAACTGGTGGTTGTGGTGTTTGATTTGCATTTCTAAAGAAGAATGCTCCTAAAATATCACCCCAATTATCTGACATTAATGATGCATTTGTTACTGTTGCTGTTGCACCACTAGATTCACCTACAATCTCACAACCTTCTGTTACATAACCAAAGTAACCTTCTTGGTTTGCTAACCCATCAGCGTCAATATTAAATAATTTTGATGTTGATGAATATGCATCAGATGGAGCAGGTCTTGTTCTATCAAATATATCAACTTGGAAAGTTTCTACACTTCCATTCTTTACATTAATCCCACTTGGCTCTCCCATAGGAACTACAATTGGACTTGCATCTCCATACTTATGTTCGGGAGCCATTACCCTAACTTTAGCTATCTGCTTACCATTTTTAAAGACTAGAGCACTTTCATATACTAAAAATGTTCCAGATAACATTTCAATTTCAGTTACCTTTGGAAATATGTCAGGAATTCCACTATCAAGGTAATGATAATGTTTAGTAAACGGTTTTAATCCATTTCCATTAAATGCAACGTTCCTAGAACGCATAAATGGATCTGTTGCACCACTAATCTTAACACTTTCAACATAATCAAACTCTCTAAGAGGTTCAATTGTATTAGTAAATGAAGTTTCTACTGTATGAGTTGTAGTAGTTGTGGTTGTAGTTGTAGTATCAATATGATTACCATCCCACCAACCTGGTCCTGATCTGTCTTCTGGTACAACTTCAACTACTGATACATCTACATCAGTATCAGTTGTAGTTGTATCTGAAACAATATTTGCTTGCTCTGCCCAAGTTGCTCCAGTAGATTCTGTCCTATGATCATCAATATAAATTGTTCTAGTCCAGTTATCTGATGGTGGATCTAAAATAACAGCACCAGCAAACACAATAACGTTGAATGGGTTAATATTTTCAACTTGGGTTGCTTGAAGGTTCTTAATTTCACTAGCAACTTCATCATATTTTAATGTAATTAGATCTCCAGTTTTTTGGCAATTATCATCAAGTAATTTTAAATTTGCACTTCTATCTACAATATTCTCATCTATTGAAGGATCGAATGCTAAGTCTGCCTTTAATGACCAGAAATCAACAGCACTAATAAGTTCTTTATTAGCAACGTTAACATCACATCTAGAACCCTGTGTTCTATTGAAGTTTATAAAGCTTCTATCTTTGAAATCATTTACTACAAATCCAGTTTTAAACCTACTTAATCCATCAGCATCAGTAACTTGTAATGACTTAGTATCCAATTCTAATGCAGTAAGAGATGTCATAACCTCAAGGTTATCAATTCTCTTTTCAAGTTTACCAATATCCCTCATGGTAAACCTTCTATTATCATATAACTTGATCTTTGGACCTTTTACAGGATCATATAAGAATGGTGGAAGTGTTATCTGTGCTACTTCCATAGATGGACCAATCTCTGTAGGTGGTGCAGGATTATCTGCTGAAACACCTTTAATTAGTTTTACTTCTTCAAATTTATTAATAACTAATTTGTCTATTCTAGGTAAGTAATAAGTATATCCAAGAATAGAACTCTCATTTGGAGCAACAACATACTTAGATATTGATTCAAATGTTCTAGCAGAAAACTCAAATGGTGATTTATCGGTTGTAGTTGCTGGATCAAATGGATTAACTCTAGGTCTAAAGTCTAAGATATCAGTTCCTCTATCTAAAGCTATATGAGGAACATCATGAGTATATCTATCCTTATTATAAGAATTTGCAGTAAATAAATCTGCACTCTCTGCACTTTGTGTTTTGTAATAATCAAAGATAACTAATAATCTATTTGTTGGTGGAGAAGAATTTCTCTTTCTAACAATCTTAGAATAATCACTATATTGCTTCTTATGACCTTTATCTAAAGTATAATTTGAAGTCCTATCTGTATAATTACCGTTTGTTATACCTTGTAAATTGGTTTCAATATTAGATTCTTTAAATGTAATAGCCTCTCCTTTAGAGAAAGTATTATCGTTTAAATAAACATACTCAATTTCTGTTGCAGATACTCTATTAACAACCTGACCAATTGCCCTACTACTCTTACCTATAAATTTTTCACCAACAACAGTATTTGTATCCAATCCCAAACCAGAAATAAATGTTAATTTATCGAGAGAAGGTGCATTACTATCCTTTGATTCATATATTGCATGAATCTTAACAGCATCAGGTACATTTAATGATATTTCCTGATCCTCAACCCTCAATCCATAATACTTACTTGCAGTAAGACCACTATTAGTAGATACTCCTACTTGTCTTGTTACCTCTAATTTATGACTTCTAACATAATCTTTTGATCTTGTTTTTAATCCAATCTTCTTCAGAGTTACATTTACAACACACTTAGTGCTTGCAGATAATCCACTAAATGAAATATCATTACCACTATTTGTTATAGAAACTTGATCTGAACTTAAAGGTTCTGTAGTTCCATCTTCATAATGAATTGAATATCTTTCTTCATCGAATGGTTCAAAGAAAGCACTACCTATACCAGAAGAAACAAACGCTGCACCACTACCTGTAGTTCCTTCTAACGCAGCATTAGTACTAAAAGATAATGTACCATTTGCAGATGTTTCTCTTTCTGCTACCTGACGATTAATAAGTAGAGTTGAATTTGATAAATCAACAGAAGAAACATTCCTCTTAGGCAATCTACTGTATAAACCAGAATTAGCAAGATTAAGAACCTTTGGATACTTAATCCTGAATATATTTGATGTAGTTAATCCTGCAAGAATTTCACCACTATTAACACCAGCAATATTAGTAATAGGTGCTAGTCCCATGCTTGATCCGTCTGCAGATATAGAAGTAACTTTATTATAAGTTTGAAGACCAAAATCTGTAGAATAACCTACAATAGTATCTGTTTTTACTCCAACTTGTCCTGAAAATCTTCTTCTAGGAGATTGTGCTGTTGCACTATTACCATTAGCAGCACCACTTACTGTTAATGGATCAACTAATGAAAAATTGGGTAATATTTTATCATATAGAACAGTATCTGCACTAAAATCAGTAGTATTGCTAAGACCAGTTAATCCATTAAAATCTTGGAATACTGATTTAATATCATCTGTTGTATATGCAGTAACTGTAATTACAGAACAATTAGTTGCTTTTATCTCTTCATTAAATATTAAAGTCTCACCTTGAATAAATGATCCAGTTGTTTGAGATAAAATAATTTCTGCTGGATTATGATTAGAAACATATCCTATTGCACCACTACTAAGTCCTCTAACACGACTAGAAAGTGGAGCTGTAGATGTAATTGTTCCAGGATTGGAAATCTTTAATATTGTATATGTTTGAATGTCATATAAATGAAGATCCCATTGTGAATCCTTTCCACTGTATTCTGCATCAGAAAGTGCAAATGCATAAACACGAGCTTCACCAACTTTAACACCAGAACCTGTAGTTGGATTAGCAGAAGCACCCTTTCTTTCACTATGAAGTGCAATAGTATTAGCGGTAGATCCACCAATATTAATCCAAGGAGTACCTTCTACATTATTGATTTTTATCAAACTACCCATTCTAAATGGAATGGATGCAGTGTTTATAGTTTTTGTATCTCTTGGTTTCTCTATATCTAAAACTGTAGTACCTGGCAAGGTTACATCAAATCCTCTAACATATGCCTTACCTGGAGACAACTTAACACACATGGTGTCTTCTGAAGGATCATTACCTTCATCAGTCTTTTGTCCTTCTACATATAAACCATTTGAGGAGATTTCATCATTCAAAGAATTTTGAATATTAACTCTAAATGGATTTACTGCATAGTTACCAGATTCATCATATGTTCTCTTAGCAAAATACTTCTTAATTTCAGAATATACTGTTGTATCTTGTAATTTCTTAATTTCACCATTTGTAACACGAATCAATTCTACAAAATTCGTATCTTCAAAATCTAAAAGTGCTTTTTTCGCTAATTTAACACTTATTTTAAACCTATCTGCACCTGGTGCAGCATAGTTAGTAAATCCTTTAGCATTATCATTTAGAGAAGGATCATCATTCGCATTAACTACAGTTTCAGATATCTCCAGACCAACTCTATATGATGGTTTATTTGAATATGGTTCTAATACAACAACGTCTTTATTAACATTAATAAAGGTTCCTCTTATAAAATATACACCATGATCAATACCAACAGAAGATCCAATAGTGGAAGGTTCTTCTGTTAACGTTGTTAAAATGGTTTCACCAGCATTTAATGTAGTATTTCCATAAGTAATATTTTCTTCAAGTGTTAAAATTTCCTCACCAGGGAACATTTCACTTATTGAACTTGTTCCAGATTCATTATATTTTACAAAAAGAGTAATATCATCAACACCTTCACTTGGTGGTAAAATATAATTTTTAATAGTACCAACTATTTGAGAGTTTTGTCCTCTGACTTTAGTACCTTTTCCGTTATTATTATTTACTAACGCATCCAAATATATTGTAACATCAATACCAAGATGATCTGGATTTACTTTTACTGAAAAATATGTGTTATCATAAGTAACTGCTCCAGGTATAACCATAGAGCCTTCTTTGAAGATATGACTTCCAAAAGATTCTAACTGGTTCTGCAGTATTGATTGAAGACTAGTTAATTCTCTTGCTTGAACTGGGAATCCAGGTTTAAACAGTACCTTATAAAAGTTATCTGCCTTATCAAAATCATCATAATAAGGACTTATATTTAAGTTAGTCTTTTGTGGCATTTTTCTTTAGAATTCCAGGATGATTTTAACGTCTTCTTTTTGTCTCTCATTACGAGCGATCAAAGGTCTATTGTCTAAGTAAACAATCTCCCCTGATCCTTTATTTATCTCCGAATTGGATAACCCATTTGAGAAGTTAACTCCCAAATCAATTAACTTAGTTCCAGTTGGATTAGTTGTTATTCCACTAAATGAGGTATTAATACCTGCAGAGAAATTGGAACTATCACCTTTTATTGCATTTGATGATGCTTCAAATGAATAAATTGCACCCGAAGTTGATATACCAGCATAATCAGTTTGATCATTTGTTGCTTTTGTAAAGTTTAGAGATCTATCTCTAAAATACTTCATCACTTTAGTATCAGCATCATATGAAGCAACATATCCTTGAGCAATTCGCCCATTTGTCAATACTTGTGTTATACGCTCACCAACCTTTGGTTCAACTGATCCACTAAGCGATTCAAAAATGAATGCTGATGTTGATGAAAATGTAGAATCACTATAAGTTACTGCTGTTCCCACTTTAGTTGGGTTCTTAACAATACCTACCTGTGCAAATTTAGTATCAGATGGGAAATCTTTTGTAGAATCGTCAAATCT